TGCAATAGCTACCATAGTCCAAGATTTTCCTCCTCCTGGGCTACCAAATACTATTCCTAAGTCACCCGGTCCAAACCCTCCTTGTAATCCATCATTAAGTAGGGACCAAGGAGACGGTATAGTAGGTCTATAATCAACTCTATACCTAGTTTCAATATCTTTGTTATATTCATGTCCTATATTTTTATCCATTCCTGCTTTAATAGCTTTTTCTACTAAACCTCTAATACCATCAAAATCTCCTAACTTAAGTAAATCAGCAGAATTTAAAATAGCATTTTTCATCTCTTGATTTTTGCAAAAATTAGTAAACTCTTCTTGAATATACTCGAGGTCATCTGTAGAAGCTGCATAAGAATTTCTTAACTCTTCTTTTAACGCTACCTGTAGTACTTCATTCTCTACTTTATGAAGTTCTACTTTAAGAACATCCATAGTAACTACAGTATGGTACTGATCAAAATACTCTATAATCTGGGTGATAATCCATTTGTGAGAATCTGCATCAAAATAATCTGAGTGTAATACATCTCTAACGTTAAGTAAGAATTTTTTATCAGTAAGTAATGACCCTAGCACTTTTAATTGAAATGCTTTACCATACTGTTGAAGACTTTTTAATGTCATAATAACCTATTTTTTAAAAACCGTTAAACCCCTAAAGTTTTCTAACCAACCTTCAGTATTTTTCGTTACACCTTCTATTCTATCAGTATCTAATAGATGTAAAAATGCTCCTGCTTGAAGGTCAGGTACGCCACTTTTAATAATATCTAATATAGTATTTTTTTCTCTATTATCCAACACACTTTCATGTAAATTCATCAATTTGAAATTAGTTTCTACTTTATCCCATTGATGAATGATTTTAGAGAATATTTTTTTACCTTCTAGATTTTTTTCACATACCTCAAATATGTAATCTAATGAAGTATTTGGTTTATCGACTATATCAGGAAATTCTGATATTATAGTTTTTATACCTAAACCTTTTACTCCGCTTAAACCATCTGAATTATCCCCTAGTAGTGCTTTAACTACATTATAATTCTCTGGTATTACTTTTATCTCTTCTTTAGTATTTTGAGCTGTATAGACTTTTTTCTTTACAGGAGCATATACTTCTACATGCTTATTAATCATCTGTAAAAAATCTTTATCCGAAGAGATAATAGTTACTTTCTTTTTATTATTTGTAGCTTCTTGAGCTAAATAAGCTATAATATCATCAGCCTCTAATTTTTCCATCATAATTTGATGTACTGGAAGGCATTCAAGATAGTCTTTTGTTCTAAATAATTGTCCTACTAGTGCTTCAGTTTCTTCTTGTTTAGTATCATATAGTCCCCAATGTGTAATTCTAGTATTAGCTCTATGAGCTTTATAATTAGGATCTATATTTTGACGATTTCCGGAACCTCCTTTACCGTCCCATACTATTACTACTCTAGTAGGATCAAATATTCTAGTAACATATCCTAAAGATCGCAAAAAGCCAACTAGGCCTCCAATATGGTGACCAGTTGGGCTCATTGCTTTGAGCAGGGAAAAGCTACGAATTAACATATTCATAGCATCAATCACCATAATGTGATCATTCAGCTCTCGGGGTGGGGTCTGCTTTAAGTTCTTTAGTATTTTATCGTATGCCACTAGTCTAGTAAATTAGTAGTAATTTTTTCTTCTTCTAAATCTCCTTCTTCAACTAGATCGAAATCTAAGCTACCAACTAATTTTAACCAGTGTTCTTTATGAGCATCTCTGTACTTATCTATAGCTTTCTTATCGTCTGCTATAAAACCATGTTGCGTCATAACTATTCTACCTCTAGACTGTACTCCTCCAATATGATTCTTTTCTATCTGAACGTTAGTTCTTTTAGCAAACTCTACTTGCATACCGTTTTTAATAGCTTTAATTTTAGACGTACCTGGGTTAGTAATATTACCAAAAGTAACTACTAAGGTTGCATCATACCACATAGACATACCACCTTTATTTTGTAATTTAGGCATACCCATTGGGTGCTCTGGTTTCATAGTCCATACTTTATTAATTGCTACTAAAGTATTTGTATAAGGAGAATTTTCTTTCCTAGATAGAAGAATCTTTTGATTTAGGTTATTTCCAAACTGAGTAGACATAGCTCCTGCATTCCATTCGTTATTATTCTTATTAGAACGAACTGATAAATCACAAGGAACAGACCCAATAGAGTCCCATAAGAAGCACATATCAAAAGGAAGATTTCCTTTTGCTTGTTCATCCATAAGATCTGCTATATATACTGCTACATCTTCTATAGTATTTAAAACACCTCTATCAGTATATAAAAAATGACCTTCATAATCAGTGATAGTACCGTTTTTATCAGTTACTTCGCTAACTTCTAGTCCCATTTCTTTAGCATGTTCCCATGACCACTTCATCTCAGTAATAATAAAGACTGGGAGAATGCCCAATTTCTGAGCACTCACCGCAGCTTCAATTAGGGCAGTTGTTTTGCCCGTATCACTGTGTCCTCTTAAAAGAGAAATATGCCCGGTAGGTATACCGGGTAGGGAAGTAATATCTTGAAAAGCTTTTGATAATGGTATCCAACCTTGTTCTTTAAACTTTACAGAAGAGTTTGAAAACCCTTTTTTTTTCTTAAAATTGCTTAAGTTGAACGACTTACGTACTGCAGAGGTCGCTCTTTGTTGTACTTCTTTTTTGTTTGCCATTACTCATTAAATAAATCATCAAACTTACTAACTGTATCTTTGTTGCCAGCAGTAGCTGTTTCCAAAGTAAAGTCAGTCTTTTGAGGACTTCCTGAGCTTTCTGGCGTACTTGATTCCGAACCTGCAGCTGGAGCATTCTCCTCTGCTGATCCAGGATTCAAATAATTCTGAAGTTGTTTTTTAATAAAATCATAATCGTATTGAGAATGAACCTCTACCGGATTAGGTTGAGTTTTTATCCAAGAATCAACTAATTCATTATTATCTGATAAAGGTGATTGTTTTGGTTTAATTCTAACCGAAGTAGTAGGGTAAGGGTTACCTTGTTGTTGTTCAACAATCATATCCCAACCATTGATTACGTCAGTAAAATCACCTACATCTTCATCTTCAGCTAATGCTAATAATGCTTTGTAAATGGTAATACCAAATCCCCATAACCTTACACCTTTATCTTCTTCACCTCTTACTATAACAGGTGCGAAAATTCTAGTCTTAGGGTTAAGTTTCCCTGCTAATGACCAATTATCCTTATCTGAAGTCTTTTTAAGCTCCTTTACAAACTCTTCTATAGGGTCTTGCTTACCGAAATTCGATAAAGCTACCATTGGGTACTTCCCTATACCGTAATGAAACTTTAACTCTTTAAAAGGAAAAGTGGGATCAAAAGCCGATGGAACAATTCTTACTGTCTGTTTACCTAATTCAGGTCTCCAGAAGATTTTTGTGTAATCAGTTTTCTCTTTTTGCTGATTACTGTTGTTTAAGGCATCTAATTTTGCCTTGATCGCATTTAAATCCATAATATAACTTATTTTAATTATAACGTTTAATACAATATAGGTAATAATATTCTATTATCCAACTATATCTCTAAAATTTTGTATAATTTTGTGTTTATTCTTTTGAGATCTGGGCCTTTGGTAAGAAGTATACAATTTCTGTAATCTGTCCAGCTTATTTTATAGGTAGTATCTAAGACTCCTCCATTTAATTCTTTAATTAAAGTATTTAAAGCATTGATAGTATATAGAGTATTAGATTCTTTCTTTCTATGGACTAGAATTGTATTTTCTAAAAAAGCTCCTACATTGCCAAAATCTACATTATAAGTACAAATATACTCATCTTGACTCTTAGAGTAAAGGACGAATATTTTATTATAAATTATCTTATAACGTTCTTGAATTTGACCAAGTACGCTCTCAAGCGAATCTTCTGTAGCAAAAGTACAGAACAGTTTATTACTCATATCTTCGTTTAAATATAAAGGTTCTAAATCGTAATCGAACCTGGAGGCTATAACATTTGCCATTTTATATAAATATTAAACTGTTTTACAAAACTAAATTATTGGAATATTTAAACTTTATTGGGTATTTTTTACCTTCTTCTAGTATATTTTTAATATCTTCTAAAGTTTCTTTTCCATCTTCTTTACAAAAATCAAATAAAATAGCATCATACGTGTATAAAACTATTTTTGATTTCTTATCTCTTAAGTACTTGAGTACTTCTTTTAATATAAGTATATTTCTTGAAGTTTCCAACGATTGCATAACATAATTCATTAATTTCTGTGGATGCATGTCTTTTAACTTATTAGTAAAGGGTTTTTC